AGTTGAGTTTGACCCGGTGGAGAAAGGATTCTTGCTACCTAGTGGGTTATGGCAAAGGTATGAGGGTTTGGAATGTGTAACAGATGCTGATAACAAGACTCAGTACCAATACAAAACTAGGAAAGGTAACATAAAGATATATGGCGGTAAGGTTATTGAGAACCTATGCCAAGGTATTGCAAGGTGCGTAATTGCAGAGCAAATGCTAAAAGTCGGCATTAAGTATCCTGTGGTATTGACAGTTCACGATGCAGTAGCATGTATAGCACCGAAGGAAGAAGCAAAGGAAGCCCAAGAGTATGTAGAGAAGTGTATGCGTTGGAGACCCGACTGGGCTTCTGACTTACCGTTAAACTGTGAATCAGGAATAGGAGAGAGTTATGGACATTGTTGATAGAATGGTTGAAGAACAATTAGGTAACGATTATTATGGTTGCCACACCGAGGAAGAGCATCATAAATTTTGGAAAAAATATAACCCTGAATATGCCGAGCAAAATATAGAAGGATACAGACTAAGAGCAAAATTGTACCCACAGATTTTGCGTATGAAACTAGAAAAGAAGACCTATACGCAGATTGCACTAGAATTAAACATGGAACCACACAAAGTGCAAAAAATGGGTAAGCCATTGCTAGACCGATATAACCGACTGCTTGAAAATAATATAAACAAAGTAAATAAAGCCGCAGGGGATTTAAGATGTAAGTTAGTTAGAGAAGATTTAAACTACATTAATGATGCTAGAACTGTATACTCTGACTTTACTGTATTACTACCACGAGTAGAAGAAATAAAAGGACTGATGGATGCCTAAATACACATGGTCGTATTCGAGTTTAGACCTATTCAAACAATGCCCTCACAAGTATTATCGCTTGAGGATTCTTAAGGATATTGTCGAACCCGAATCCGAACCCATGCGGTATGGCAAGGAAGTGCATAAGGTTGCCGAAGACTTCTTCCTACAGGACATACCAATCCCTGAGAAGTTTAAATTTATGCGTGAGCTACTTGAGCCTCTCGGTAACATCAAAGGACAACGTGTTTGTGAATACAAGATGGGGTTAACCCAAGATTTAGAACCATGTACATTCTTTGCACCTGATGTATGGTGGAGGGGTATACCTGACTTACTAATTATCAACGAAGACAAAGCCACACTAATAGACTACAAGACAGGTAGGTCATCTAAGTTTGCGGATACCAAACAACTAGACTTACTTGCCCTAGCAATATTCAAACACTACCCACAAATACAAAACATAAAAGCGGGGTTGCTGTTTGTAGTTGCAAATGACTTTATCAAGACTAAATACAACAGAGTAGACCACGAAAAAACTTGGGTAAAGTGGTTGGAAGATACCCAAACCCTAGAAAAAGCATTAGAATTACAGGTATGGAATCCAAAACCAAACTTCACTTGTAATAGTTGGTGTTCGGTTAGAGACTGCTACCATAATGGTAAAAAACGTTAGGAGTTAATATGCCATATACAAAATCGCCTAGACCGTACAAGCGTGAATATGAATTAGAAAAAGCTAGAAACGAACATCCAAGAAGGATGGAACGTCAACGTGGTAGACGCAAACTAGACAAGGAAATGCCTGACAATAACGGTAACGGAAAAGCCGATGCTCGTGAGGGTAAAGATGTTGCACACGTCAAGGCACTAGACAAAGGCGGTTTAAACAAGAACGGACTGCGTATTGAAAGCGCATCTAAGAACCGTTCGTTTAAGCGAGATTCTAAAGGCAATTTAGTTTCAGAAAAAAGTACAAGAGAAGCAAAGAAAAAAGTTGTTAAAAAGAAATAAAGTGTTAGAATTAATGTAGTTCTGATATAAGTTATTCGTTAGGTGTGAGTGGAATAACTTTGGGGCGAAGCCTTTTACGATAAACCACATCAGTTAGTCATTGCGTTGTTTAGTTGTGTGTTTACACATGGCCTCCTTTTGTTCGTGAGGGACTAACCGATTAACACCCGTAAGGTGTAATAAAAATTCAAAACGTTGATTTTGAATGTAACGCTATTGGAGAATAGATTGAATAAGCAACAGTTTAGAGGACTGCTTGTTTGCATGGACGGTGATTTTAAGATTACTTTCTTTGAGGATGGGTGGGGGTATCAGTTGATGTTGCATGGAATTTCGTATGAGTCGTACAACTTTAAAACAAGAAAAGAAGCATATTTAGATGCTAAAAAGACGTTTCAAGAATTAATAAGCGTGTAGAGAGAATAGATGAAAATAATAGATAACAAAGCCTTATTACTTAAGGTGCAACACCCGAATAGGATTACTACAGTAATACCTAGAAGCAAATTACTGGATAGCGGTGAGGTGCTAGTTAAGTGGGGGCTTGAAGAATCACAAGTCCTTAAAAACTTAAAAATTAAAAACGTACCTTCACCGATTCTAGGCACATACAAGTTCACAGGATTCTACCAACCGTTTGAACATCAAAAAACTACTGCGGCTTTTCTTACATTACATCGTAGAGCGTTTTGTTTTAACGAGCAGGGTACAGGCAAGACAGGCTCAGTTATATGGGCTTGCGACTATCTGATGAACATAGGCGCTATAAAACGTGTGCTTGTTATATGCCCACTATCTATCATGCAGTCGGCTTGGCAGAATGATTTGTTTAAGTTTGCTATGCACAGGTCAACGGCAATAGCGCATAGTTATTCAAAAGAAAAAAGAATTAAAGCAGTTGATAGCGGTGCTGAGTTTGTTATCATTAATTACGATGGGTTAAATATTATCAAGGATGCGGTGTTAGCAAATGAGTTTGACTTAATAGTGGTCGATGAGGCTAACGCTTATAAAACAGTAGGTACACAAAGATACAAAACCTTACAACATATACTTAAACAAAGCACTTGGTTATGGATGCTTACAGGTACTCCTGCATCACAGTCTCCTACAGACGCATACGGTCTTGCTAGGCTAGTAAACCCGAACGGTGTACCTAAGTTCTATGGGTTATTCAGAGACATGGTGATGTGGAAGATTACGCAGTTCAAGTGGGTTCCTAAACCTGAATCTGAACAGACGGTACACAACGCTTTACAACCTGCAATACGTTTTACGAAAGAAGAATGTTTAGATTTACCTTTAATGACTTACACCGATAGACATGTACCGCTTACGCCCCAACAAGAAAAGTATTATGAGTTAATACGCCGTGACATGCTTGTTGTCGCTGCTGGTGAAGAAATTACAACTGTCAATGCAGCCGCAAATTTAAACAAGTTGTTACAACTTTCATGTGGCGCAGTCTATTCCGATAGTGGAGAAGTAGTTGAGTTTGATGCCAGCAATCGTATTAATGCTCTAAAAGAAGTTATAGAAGAAGCCTCACATAAAGTTTTAGTATTTGTACCGTATAGACATGCTATACATATAGTAACGGAAGAATTAAAAAAAGCAGGTGTAACAACAGAGATTATTAATGGTGCAGTAAGCGCATCAAAGAGAACAGATATTTTTGCTAGGTTTCAAACAGAAGCTGACCCTAAAGTTCTTGTGATACAACCTCAAGCGGCGGCTCATGGAGTTACACTAACTGCGGCTAATATTGTAGTATGGTTTTCCCCTATTACTTCAGTAGAAACTTATCTGCAAGCTAATGCTAGGGTGCATAGAGCAGGGCAACATAACCCATGTACAGTTGTACACTTGGGTGGCTCACCTGTCGAAAAAAAGATGTACAAGATGTTGCAGTCTAAAGTAGATATTCATATTAGAATGATTGACCTATATAAAAATATAATTGAAGATGATACTTGACACAGTAAAGAAATAGTGTTAATATTTAGATATAAATTAAAAGGAGGGGTATAGGATGGAAGTAACTACAGATAAATTAGTAAAAGCGTACATCAAGATTCGTGATGCAAGAGAAGCACTAACTAAGCAAGACGATGAGTTAGGAGAGCAACAAGCAATGATACAAGAGAAGTTATTAGAAATTTGCAAAGAAGCAGGTACCAATATACTACGTACCGAATATGGTACGGTTAGTAAAAGAGTAAGAAAAGAATATTGGACAAGTGATTGGGAATCGTTATACAAGTTTATGAAAGAACACGATGCCTTTCACTTTTTACACAAAAGAATTTCGAGTGGAAGTGTAGATACATTTCTACAAGAGAACCCCGATTTGCATCCGCCGGGGCTTAATTCGGATGCTTCATATGTAGTAACTGTTAAACGTAAATCCTACTAGGAGAATTAGATGAGCAATGATTTATCGGTATTAGATGGTGCCTTACCCGCACACTTAAAGAGTTTTCAATTAGACGCAACTACTAAAGCCCTAATGGGTGGGAGTGGTGGTGGAGTTGACCGTATCTCTATTGATGGTAGCGTTTGGAGATTATTATCCAACGGTAAAGAAGTTGCACAAAGAGAAGAACGTCATCTCAACGTAGTTATAGTTGCGGCGGCTGAAAAAGTATCTCGCACATTCTATGCAGGGACATACAAAAAGGGTGAGACTTCTGCGCCTGATTGTTGGTCGGCTGATGGTAATGTTCCCGATGAATCCGCTAGAAACCCACAAGGTAAATCTTGCGCTACCTGTCCACAAAATATCAAAGGCTCAGGTTCAGGAGATTCTCGTGCTTGCCGATTCTCACAACGTCTTGCAGTTGTATTAGACAACGATATTGATGGGAAGGTATATCAACTAACTCTACCATCTACTTCTATATTCGGAGAAGGTGAATCGGGTAAGTGGCCTTTACAAACATATGCCAAGATGATTGGTAGTCGGGGAGTTCCTATTACTGCGGTAGTTAGTGAGATGCGTTTTGATACTGCAAGTTCTACTCCTAAAGTTGTTTTCAAACCTGTACGATTCTTGGAGACAGATGAGATTAAGATTGCTATAGACCAAGGGAAAACCCCTACTGCGTTGAAAGCAATTACAATGACCGTTGCTCAAGCGGATGGAGTTAAGGATGCCCCTAAACTAGAAGCACCAAAACAAGTTGAGGAAACGGAAGCCGAACCAACTAAACGTGCATCCAAGAAAGAAGAACCTGCGCCTAAGAAAGATTTAAGCAAGATTCTATCTGAGTGGGATGACGAATAAGGAGGTTGTATGGCTCAAGGCTACTCAACAAGTTTTATCAAGGAAGTTAATTCTTCAGATAGGACTAAGTTAGGGGTACAACTAGGACTTGCTTGCATTAAGAGAGATATACCTGTCTCTGATGTATCTGAGTTCTTTACTGTATCTCGAATGACTGTATATTCTTGGTTTCGTGGTAAGCATGTAGTACCCGAAAAACATGCCGAGAAGATGAAGAAACTTGTTGATAAATTAGGTTAAGTTTTACTGGGGGGCTAGGTTAGCTACCGAAAAGGATGTATGCCGTCACATCCCTGCCCACTTTTTCACTGACGGTTGAAGGCGGCTATGTTTAACACAAAAGATTTTTTATCTGCGGTATTGCCCGATAGCGGTAGTTACTGCATAGTAGGATTGCATAAAGAAGAAAGCCCAAGGCAAAAATTTGTAGGGACAATAGATGATTTAATTAACTTATCTGATAAGTTAGTAAGCACAGGGTACAACTCATACTTTGCCCTATCCTCCTTTACAGACCCTAAACAGGGTCGGACTAAAGATAACTCTGCGTATCTTAAATCTTTCTTTTTAGATTTGGATTGTGGTGTGGGTAAGAAGTATGCTACCCAAGACGAAGCATTGATTGCGCTTAAAACTTTTATTAAAGATACCAACCTACCAAAGCCTACTGTAATTAATTCGGGCAACGGTATCCATGTTTATTGGATATTAGACCAAGCTATACAAACCTCGGACTGGAGGGTATTAGCTGAAAAGTTTAAGCTATTATGTGAACAACATAACTTACATGCCGATACTTCAGTTACTGCTGACTCGGCTAGGGTTCTACGAATCCCTGAGACTTTAAACTTTAAAGACCCAACTAATCCTGTACCAGTAAAAGCCATAGGTAGTTTGAGGGGCCCGGTATCCATCTCTGTTATACAAGATGTTTTGAGTAAGCTTAGCTTACCAGATGACATATTTGCAGGTATGTCGGGCAAGCCGTTTATCCCTAGGGAGATGGATGCGTTAACTCTAGCTTTAATGGGTAATTCGCAGTCTAGGTTTAAGACGATTATGGTCAAGACTCTTAAGGAAGAAGGGTGTGCGCAGTTGTTGCGTATCTATCAAAACCAAGATACGATAGAGGAACCGCTATGGCGAGCAGGGCTAAGTATTGCCAATAATTGTGTGGACAGGGATACAGCGATACATAAGCTTTCTAATAAGCACCCTAATTACACCCCACAAGAAACAGAGAAAAAGGCAAGTGAAACTAAGGGACCCTATACCTGCGCTACATTCAAGAAGTTGTTTACAGATGGATGTACAGACTGCCCACATAAGATTACTTCTCCAATCCAACTAGGTAAGGAGATAGTTGAGGCTTCAGAGGAAGATAATATAGTAGAGAAAGTACAACAAAGCACCAAACAAGTTGTTAAGTTTACTATTCCTAAGTACCCCTTTCCATACTTCAGGGGTAAGGTAGGTGGGGTTTATGTTCGGTCTAAGAACCCCGAAACGGACGAGGAAGAAGATATACTGATATACCCATACGACTTCTATGTAGTCAAGCGTATGCACGACCCCGATTATGGGGAAGTAATTTTAATGAGGTTACACCTACCTAAAGACGGAGTGCGAGAGTTCAACATTCCTCTAACAAGTGTAGCGTCTAAGGAACGGTTTATTAATACAGTCTCCTCTCATGGGGTATTAGTTCTAGGTAAAAAACAGGATATTCTTATGTCATATGTAAGCAAGTGGGTTGAAGATTTACAAGCATCAGGTGAAGCAGAAAAAGCACGGAAACAGTTTGGGTGGGCAGATAATGATGGCGCATTCATTCTAGGGGATAAAGAGATTAAGGCTACTGAAATATTGTATAGCCCTCCTACATCGACTACCCTACCCCTAGTGCCTATGTTCACCACAAAAGGTGATTTCCATATTTGGAAAGATGTTGTCAATATCTATGGCAGAGAGCAGAACATGGAAGCTAAAGCCTTCGGTATGTTCATGGGTTTTGGCAACGTACTTCTTAAGTTCATAAAGCCTGAGTTAAGTGGGTATCTATTAAGTCTTGAGTCCCAAGGTTCAGGTTCAGGCAAGTCAACAATCCTACATGCAATAGGCAGTATTTATGGGCATCCTACAGAATCAATAATGTTATCTAAAGATACATACAATCAGAAGTTGCAAAGGATTGGGGCATTACAAAACGTGCCTATCTTATTTGATGAGATGACTAATCTACCCCCTGACCAAAAATCAAACCTAGCATATGACATTACAGAAGGTCGGGCTAAGAACAGATTAAAATCTCAAGAGAACGCTGAGCGGTTAAATATTACTAGGTGGTGTACAGGTATTATTACGAGTACAAACAGGTCGCTACGAGACGATTTGCTATCCATAAAAGCTTTTCCTGATGGGGAATTAAACCGTATTGTAGCCCTACCAATCTTTAAAGACCCGAACGATGACCCTGTTATTTCTAGGAAGCACTTTGGTAGACTTTACGATAACTATGGACATGCCATATATCCGTATATGCAATACGTTATCAACAACTTGCCTGAAGTAATCCTGTTCATAGACAAGATTCAAACTCAGATGGAAAGAGCAATGGGTTCATCGTCTTCAGAACGCTATTGGTCGGCAGTTTCTTCGTTGGGTATTGTCGGTGGGATTATCTCTAAGAGACTTGGACTACACGACATTGACCATAAACCTGTAATGGATTACATTGTCAAGCACATTGTTACGTCTAGGGCAGATAACAAGTTGTTGATGCTTGAGAGTAGCGACTTCCTAGGTGGCTTTATTAATCGTAAGTTTCACGAGATGTTGATTATTAACGGCAGAAAAGACAACAAGACAGGGCTTGAGTTCGGACCGATTCGAGAGCCAAGAGGCGCACTTACTATCCGTTATGAGCCTGACACTAAGCTATTGTTTGTAGTTGCCAAAGAGTATAGAGCCGAGGCTAACAAAGGGCAATTAAACTTTGAGGAGTCCCTATCCATGCACAAGAAGAGCGGTGCTTTCTTAGGACAGAAGCGTAAACGAATGACGGCAGGTACTGTTATGGAGGCTGAAATCAACGTGCCTACTCTTGTATTCGATGCAACTAAATTAGATTTTTTCCGTGAAGAAAAGTTTTTAAATGCTGATAATACTAAACCAAATATTCTTGATTCCGTGGAATGAGTTTGAGCCAAGTATGTCATTCTTTGTGCCTTGTTTAGATGGCAGAAAACATGCTAAAACTTTAAAGGTAGAAGCAAAGCGGCGGGGGTATAAGATTATCTGTAAACAAGTTGTAGAGAATGGCAAATTTGGATTGAGAGTTTGGAGAGTTTAGGTTATACTAAGCACCTATACTCCTTGCGTTAAAAGCAATTAACCCCGCCCAAAAAGCGGGGTCTTTTTTAATCTACTTCCTCAAACTCATCTTCAGAAATAACATCCTGTAAAGCCGTATCGTTGTATGCTAACTTACGCAACATGTTTACATTCCTAAGCATTGCGTTCTCATTTTTCTTCATAGCATCTAACTTTTCTTTCTTCTCCGCACCTGTCATCTTAGACTCAGGTAAATCACGGATATACTTCTCATATGCCCTAAGTTTAGTTAGTTGGTTGTTAATAGAATTAACTTGACTCTTTAACTTTATTAAGTCTTTGTTAGCCTCAAAAAACTTCATGGCTTCTTCAGGATTATCTTTTAATGAATTAAGTCCATTAACTGCTTTAGAAACATCGCCACGCAACTCATAGAAGTCGTTCTTCATGGCATTACCATTCTCTTTGGAAATAAATGCCCCTGCGCCGGGTATTGATGCAATCGCATCTCTCCATGACTTTTCAGGTGGAGGAATATCACTAACGCTATTTACTGCCGCATTAGTTATCATTAATCCTAAGCCTCCTGTAGTACCAAAAAAACCTTTAACTAAATGGTCTACATTCACAGGCGCAATCAATCCCGATGAACCAATAAACTTAGCAAACTCAGACGTAGTATTAGTAAACTGTTGTTCAGTAGGCTTGTTGGCT